TTTAGTTTTAAGCTGAACCACAGTTGGCTCAATGTTAGACACCAGTGACTGCTCTAGCACAGCCTTCTCCCCCGCCAGTTCGCTGTACAGCTTCTCAGCTTTAGTAACGTCAAACGGGAAACCTCTAGTGGTCTGATCCTGTAGTAGCTTGTGAACCTCAGTCTCAAACCTGAGTACTTCAGGCCAAGGCTTCCATTCCGCAATCTTATTCACTAGATTCTGGTACAGCTTGTAGTTAACTTCTACGTCCTGCTTGCAGTACTCCAACATCTCTGGTGTGTACCTGTCCCACGCATCATCAGCCTGTCCAAACTCACCCTTGTGTATCGCTAGGCGTATTCCCCATGCCTTGAGTGAGTGACTACCGATCATTACCTTATTGGCATTCAGACGTTTCAAGTCCTGCTCCCGTATGTCGGGGAAGATTGTCCGTGACCATACCAGAGTATCCTCTAAGGTAGCGTTGGTTCTGAACCCGTGGAGTTTCTCCAACAGGCGCAAGTCGTAGTCGATTATATTATGTCCGACAAGAACATCTGCTTCACCTAAGTGTTGCAAACCTGCGTCCAGTGTAAAGGGATCGTAAGTCGATACCTCGCCAGTGTCTAAGTCTCTTGTGACCAGACACCACACTTTCGTGGCTTCTTTCAATAGGCCGTTGGCCTCTATATCAAATAGTAGTCTCATAACATCCTCTCGTTGGAGTGATTAGTTTGTTGCAACTTGCATTTCCTCTTTGTACATAAGTAGAAAGTCCTCGTAGGTAGGGTAGTCACCCAAGTCCATGTTTTCTTCCATCTCTAAAATGTACAGGTGGATCATGTGCTTGATGTACATCGTCCTTAATTGGTTCTCAGTTGGTAGTGCCATTAGAACATCTCCTCTGCTTCTGTCGGTGCGGCCACTTCAGTCATACGCCCAGTGTCCCTGTTGTACTCAAGGTGACAGGCAATGCCCGTTTCCCCTGACCAACGGTTCTTCAGTACCCGCACTGTTGTTATGTCTGCACCCTGTACAGCCTGTTGATTCCTTTCAAGGGACATACAAATATCACTTAGCTGACCGATAGCGGCTGATCCTCGAAGTTGGGACAGAGATGTCTCTGCCCCGTTTTCATGGCCTTTGTCGCCTGACGGACGTTTCAAATGACTTACCAGTAGCATCCCGCAGTTTAACTCTTCAGTGAGTGACCGCAGTTTAGTCATGGTGTTGTCAATTAAACGCCTTTCATCGCCATCTCCCATACCAGATACAACAATGGAAAGGTGGTCAAGAATGATCCAATTACAAGAGCATCCCCGAACCAAGTATCTGATTTTAGAGAGAAGATTATCGCTGTCAGTTGAACCCCAATGGTCATACAAAAATACTTGACCAGTGCCGAGGGTATTATCGAAAGCACGTTTCATTTCCTCTTTAGTGATATTTTCTGTTCCTAAATGTAAAGGTTGGTTTGCTTCAATTGACATCAAACCCAACCCAGTTCTTTTGACGGACTCTTCAAGGGCTATGTAGCCCACCGTCTCTCCTTGTCTAATCAAGTGAGCCGCAAATTCACGGGTCAACTGTGATTTTCCGATACCACTTCCTGCTGTAATCGTAGTGATCTCACCACGCCTACACCCCTTAGTAACATCATTAAGACCTTCATATGGATACGGTACACTTTCTACATCCTGCACCTCAGTGACCACATCCCAAAGATCAGCCCCATCTAGTATACCGTCTGGGCGAAATGCTCTAGCCGCCCACACTGCATCTATCAGTTCTTTAACTCTACCTGCCTGAACCATCTCAGACGCATCCTTCAACGGTAGCTTTGCGATCTTAGCTTTCGATGGAGAGAGTACGGAGGCGGCATCAATGGCCGCTTGCTGTCCAACCTTATCGTTGTCAAACATGAGAATGACTGACTCAAACTGTTCTAGCCATTCACAGCTTGCCGCAATATCTTTTTTAGCGGAAGCCGCACCACTCCTAAGTGACACTACAGGCCACTTGTTATCGAAGGCTTGCGATAGAGAGAGAGCGTCCAACTCTCCCTCCACCACGCAGACCATCTTTCCTTTGTCACGCCACAGCCACTGTCCATATAGCTGTGCTTTCTTGTGATCTCCTACACTCAGGAAATCTTTGTTGGGAAATCGTATCTTCTGTGATACTAGCTGTCCGTTCTTATCCTTGTAGTTCGCTACTTGAACAGTCTTTCCTTTATATTCTCCCACTTGGTAGTTCCAAAACTTTGCAGTGGCTTGATTAATCTTTCGCTTACCAAGTGCGAGAGATTCTCCCAATACAAAGTCACCCTTTGGTGTACTTGGGACTGCTTGTAGTGTCGGAGTGCTTGTGTCAGTTCCCACTTCATAATGAGTACAGCTAAAACAATAGGAATGACCGTCATCATAGACACTTTTAGCATCACTGCTCCCACACTTCTCGCAAGCCTCGTGATATAAGAACTCACTACTCGACTCCTCAGTTAATCCATTCATCGGGTATCTCCTTCTCTGCGTAAAGGAAGCCATGACGCTCTGCCCATTCAGCACAAGTCATCTTACTTCCATCTTTTCGTTTCTTTGCGCCCTGCACTGGACTGTCCAATCTCTGAAATAGAAATCGAATGTCCTTCTCTGGGTGTTGCTCTCTGACGTTACGCATCTTGCGTTGGGCTTCCTGCCTGAAGTACCCCTTGACCTCGACATACATCTCCCCGATCCGAAGATCAGGGATGTAGTTCCGTTGAACAGTGTATGGCAACTTCTCAGGTTCATACTCGAACGCAATACTGCGGTTATTCAAATCACTAACCACCCTTGCTTCAAAAGTCCCCTTGGTCGCTGTCATCACTGCTCTCCACTTCAAAAGGAATGGTGTCATTCTCTGGTGCGGGGGGTGCTTCAAAGCCACCATCCACTTCACCAAACATTGAAGCGTTGTTACCAAACTCAACAAGGTTAACGACTTGGATTCCTTTCAGTCGTAAACTTGCACCCACTGACTTAGTAGACTGCATGACGTAGGGTACTACTTCAACATTGACGTTGATGTCAGACCCATTGCCAATAGCAATGTGCTTGTCGATAGGATTTAGCTTACTGTCCACCACAACTGGACGTTGTTCACCAAAGCGTCCGTCTCTTGCTCTCCAGACAGCCTTTAGTTTTGCTTTGAACTTGATCTCCCCAGTAGGGTCGCCTGTCTCATTATCGTAGACAGTCTGGTACGGGGAGGATGTGGACAGGACATTCTTTAACTTAGGTGAGTCCTTGATCGCATTGTCAAATGCAACTTGGATTGCATTATCTAGCTTCTCACATATTGGTGCGGCCTCTGCCTCTGACAATAAGATGTCAGTGGAGTAGTCACCGTCAGGGTTAAATTTAGTGTCAGGTTCTAACACCTTACACCACATTGCTTTACCTTTGATGTTCATTCTTTCAAAGTCTTGTCGTGCCATAATAATAGTCTCTTTCTGTTGATTAAGTTTTTCAGCCCTTACTGCATTAGGGGGCCATTAGGAAAAGAAGTACTCAGACTGCAATACCTCTCGTAAACTCAAGTCACCTCTCTCCGGTGGCTTGGGAATCTCTGCGCCTTCAGGTAAAACCTTCACCGCATGATCGTACAATTGTTGTAGGACATCGTTCTGCTCGTACATATCTACAAAACTTTCACGAATGATGTTCACCATCGTGGGCATATAGGGTGACTGAGTGCCGTAGCTGTCATGCACCATACTAAAGTCAGTAATCCCTACATCCACACAGCGGTTCACTGTCATCGTCAGAGCCGATGCGTCTAGACTGTGTATCATGTTGGGGGATGCCCCTGATAACGTCTTAGAACGGCTTACAGTGTCATCTATCTGTGAATGGTAGTTGAGTTTCACGACAGACCCATTGATAGCGGTCTTGATCCTACGTTTGTTCATGTCGCTATAGCACTGCCAGATCAGCATACCCGTGGGGGTGTACCACTGCATGACCTGCTTGTGCTTGGCGTACACTTCAGCAACCGACTTGATGTAGTCCATGACAATACGTGCTGAACTTATACTGTCACTGATAGCTTCCCATATGTGTTTAGACATATAGTTTGCCGCCAGATACAGATCGTCACCCCAAGGGTTATGTCCTTGCTTCTTCACTCGTTCCTTCAACGCTTCCATGACGTAATCCCGACAGGCATATCGTGTACCGCTATACGGTACGATCATCACTGACCTCTTAGTCTCCTTACGGGTGATACCGAACTTCAAACACTGGTGTGCCATTGTGTTCTCAGGGTCTTGGGCATCCTTGCGGATACGATCCATAGCCTTGATAGCTACATCAGCGTAGATGTCCTGCGGTAACTCTGTCTTGGTCAGGTTGACTGCTCTACCACCCTCCCTGTCCCGTAGGATAGCTGACAGGTGCTGTAAGCCGTTACACGAGCCATCAGCAGAGCAGGGCAGTGTGGTAACAAACTTCTCTCCCGTATCTCTGGCTCTCGTGTACCCTGCCCACTCGTAACACCACGCTAAGAACTGCCACGGCTTGTCAGCTTCCAACCAGATAGTCTCGCTGAACGGATCATCAGCTACCGCCTGTGCAATCTCAGTGTTCATGTAGGCAAACAACTCACGATCCTCTAGCGTCACCTTGTCATTGCCGTAGACGTTCGCACCTTGGATAGCTAACCACTTGGCATCCTCTGGTGTCTCGATCTCTACACCGAATGCAAAGGTCAGCA